GTCCGATACCTTGGCTCGCTATCGAACAGTATTGCATGGTGAAGGGACTTGATGAAGAACAGCAAGAGGCGATGCACCATCACATAATCGCGATGGACACCGTCTACATGAAGTATCAAGCAAAGAAACAGAAGTAATGGCCGATCTTCTTCAGTTCTCAAAAAACATAAGGCGGCGCGGTCGTCAGGTTGAGAATTCTGCTTCTAAACTTGTTCGCAGCATGGCAAAGCGAACTCTTCGTTCCCTCGTGCAGAATACCAAGGTTGATACAGGCAAGGCTCGTTCCAACTGGCGTGTTGGCCTTGGCGCTGCTCCAACTGCTGTCATTGGGCCTTATGCTCCCTATCCGAAGGGGAGCAAAGCGAATGGACGTGGCGCTGCTGAAACGGCGAATGCCGCAGCAGCGATCTCTGCTGGCAACGCTCGTATCAACTCTGTCAAAGGTGTTTCGGGTGTTGGTCTGAAGACCGCAATCTACATCGCAAATAGCGTACCGTATCTGGACAAAGCACTGCTTCCTGGAGCGGTTGAGATTTCCATTCGTGAAGCCCAAGCTGTTATCCGTGGCTTTCGTGTGTTTGACAGAAGTGCCAGCGGCGATGACGGAGGCGATCTGTAATGGTCACAGAAAACGTAACAGTCAGCTTCATTGAGAATGGTGCCCGTGTCGTCAAACGCAAGATCGATGAAATCGGTCAAGCCGCGAATAATGCAACTCGTGGTATCTTCCTCCTCAAGCGTGCCCTGTTCGTCTTGGGTGGCGCAGGTATTGTGAGCAGTCTCACCAAGATGGCTGATGCACTCACCAACATGGAAAATAAACTTCGTCTCACGAGCACGAGCACGGCGAACCTCGAAGCAGTTCAAGACGCATTGTTCGCGTCTGCAAATCGCTCCCGCTCTTCTATTGAAGCAACTGCTGACGTCTACAGCCGTATCGCTCTCTCTGCTCGTAATCTTGGTGCGAGTCAGCAACAGGTGATCGCTGTTACTGAAACTCTACAAAAGGCTGCTATTATTTCTGGTGCCTCGGCTCAGGAAGCTAATGCGGCTTTGATACAGCTTGGGCAGGGTCTTGCATCTAACCGCTTGTCCGGTGATGAACTTCGTTCTGTCCTTGAACAGCTTCCCTACGTTGCAGATATCATCGCTGATTACATGACCAAAACTGGTCAATATGGTACTGTTACTCGTGGAACATTACGCCAACTCGGCAAAGAAGGAAAACTCACTTCTCAGGTAGTGTTTGATGCGATTGCAGCCGCGCAGAATGGTGTTGATCAACTTTTCGCCCAAACGAACCCGACCATTGAGCAGGCATTCAACGTCGCCAGAAACAACCTGTCAAAATTCATTGACGACTTCGATGATGCGGTTGGTGCCAGCGCGGCGCTCGCGAAAGCGATTATCGTTATCTCTGAGAACCTCGACATCGTTGTCGGCGTTCTTGGACTGGTGGCCGCTGGTTTCGCTCTTTCCTTCGGTGCTTCCCTTCTTGGGCGGATCAATTCCTATGTCCATGGCTTCACTCGCGCTGGCGCTGCTCTCGCTCGTTACGCATCAATTCAAGTCGCTTCCGCGAGCAAACAAGTTGCGGCGACCTCTGCAACTCTCAACGATACCCGCGCTCGTCTGCAGAACATCACAACTCGTCAAGCCCAAATAGGAGCCACGCTACGCAACGCTAAAGCTGAATATGCAGAAGCAGAAGCACAATTCGCAGGCGGGCGCGCCCGTTCCGCTGCGACTGGTCAGTTCATTGCTATGCAGGGCGCTCGTGATCGACTTACCGCTGCGACAATTCGTCTCACCGCGGCTGAGCGTGCAAACAATATCGCAACTGGAAGAAGTGCTGCCCTATCTACTGAAGTTACGGTGGCCGAGACCGCTCAGGCTGCCGCTAGGACGCGGCTAGGAGTAGCAACGGCGGCTCAGGGTGGTTTCATGGCACGCTTGGCAGGCACCTTTCCGCTGCTCACGGGACTTGTCCGTGGGGCGGCTGGTGCGTTCTCATGGCTGTTCGCTATATTGGCGGCAAATCCTATCGGTGCTGTCATCGCTGTTATTGCTGCTTTGATTGCCCTGATCTTCGCTTTTGGTGATCGTATCAAGATTACCGCTGATGGCGTGGTCAGCCTGAGAGATGCAATGATCGCAGCTTTCCAGCTTATCTACGAAGCGATATCCAGTGTCGTTGGAGTGATCATCGAATTTCTCCAGCCTGCTATTGACATCGTGAAGCAGGCATTCCTCGCCCTTGGGCAAGCCATTCTTGACGCTTTCACGGCAGTCGGTAGTTTTGTCCTCACAGTGATCAACACGATCCTCGGCACGATTGTCGGTTTCATCAACGGCACTATCCGCGCTTGGGGAACTCTTCCGGCTGCGATACTTGACATCATGAACATCATCAGGAACGGTGTTCTCACAGCAGTTGAAAATCTGGTCAATGGCTTCATTGAAGGCGTGCAAAGCATTCCTGAGAAGTTCGGTCAGGTGATGGACTCGATTGTTCAATTCGCAAGCGATGCCGTGACCTATATCTTCGACGCTTTCTCTGCACTTCCTGGAGCCATTTCAGCGATTGCTGAGAAAGCCGCAGCTTTCCTGAAACAGAAATTCCTGGAAGCAATCAACGTCATCATCAATGCTTTGAACGCTCTTCCTGGAATTGCGATCGATACCTTTGACGCGGTTGGGACTGCGGCTGGTGACATTCAATTCGATCTGCCGAGCCTTCCCAGCTTCGAACCGATCTTTGATCAGGGTCGTTTGTCTCTGGATCAATTCAAAGGTGATGTGACTGGTGCTGCCTCTGATGTCGGCAAGATCTATGCTGATGAATTCGCAAGCGCATACTCCCGCAATCTCGCTGGTGAGGCAGGTCAAGCGGTTCTTGATGCAGCAGGTAAACTCGGTCAAACGGTAATCGATCGGGCTCGTCAAAACATAGCCAACGTTCCTCCTTCCGGAACTATCTCGACAGTTCCTGGCACTCCTGTCACTCCCAACACTCCTGCTGGAACAGGTGGCGGAGCGAACGAAAAGACGTTTGCTCAGGAACTGGCTGAACTTCAGCAGAAGATCGAACTGGAGAAACAGTACGGTATCCAGAAAGAGATCAATAACCAGATCTTGTCCATCGAGAAATCAATCAAGCGCGAACTGTCTGCGACTGAGAAAGATCAGGTTGCCTCGGCGGTTCAACTGCTCGAGATCTCCAAAGCATACGGGTCCATCCTCGAGGAAATTCGTGGCCCACAGGAAGCACTGCAATTCGGTCAAGCCGCTCTCAGCCAGTTGTTCGAAGAGGGAGCGATCTCTCTTGAGAACTACAATTCCAAACTGCGTGACCTCCAGATCAATGCTGACAAAGCTGCGAATACAATCGGTGGTGGGTTCAGGGCTGCAATCGGTGGAGCCATTCAGTCTGCTGGTGAGTTTGGTGAGTCGCTTGGTGGAGTTATTGTTGGAGCGGCTGGAAGAGCGGCTGATGCAATCGTTGAGTTCGCGCAGACAGGTAAACTCAACATTCGCGCTTTCTTTGCGGACTTGTTCGCTCAACTTCTGAAACTCGCTGCACAACGTCTCCTTCTTTCCTTCCTCGGTGGCTTCTTGGGCATTCCGGGTGCGAGCCTCGGTGGCAGTGGCGGACTTAGCTTCGCGACTGGTGGATCAATTCTCCCCAGCGGACCAGGATCAACCGATTCGCAAGTAGTAGCATTTGCCAAGAGACCTGATGAGCGTGTAGACATACTCACGCCGGGTCAACAACAGGCTAAGAAAAACGGGGAAGGTCAGGGTGGTGGAACCACGGTGGTTCAATCTCCTCCTGTCAATATCGCTGCTGTTCTCAGCCCAAGCGACATCATAGGGGTGTTCAATGATGGCGGTGATACGCAGATCATCAACATTCTGCAACGTAACTCGTCGACTGTAAAGCAGATCGCACAGTCCTAAGGGGAACCTATGCCATTCGCTACTGGAACAGCTAGGACGCCATCTGAACTCCTGAACGCCCTGAACACTCACCTTGTCGCAAACGGCTGGACCAAGCTGCGGGGTGAGACCGATATGGCTTGTGCTTCCCCGAAAGCTGCACGGTACTGGCGGCTCTTGGTCTGGGAAAGCCAGACTACTTCTAGCGGCTTTCGAGGTCTGCAACTTTTCAATCTTCGCACAACGTCTGGAGGTGCGAACGTCGCAACGGTCGGTGCAAATTTCTCGTGCTCGTCAGTGGGGACAGGCACCCCTTCACTTATGGTCGCGGGAGGTCTGCTGCGTTCTGCAAGCATCGCCAATCAGCCCTGGACTGTTACCTATGACTTCGGAGCGCCCACGACTATCCGCGAGTTCTACCTTCGCGGCGACTCTACTATCGGCAACTCTCCTCGTGACTTTGCTTTTCAGTGGTCAAACGATGGAGAAGTCTGGACCACGTTGAACGTCTACACCAGCATAACTTGGACGGCTTCCGAGTACAAGACTTTCACCATCACAGACGGCTTCCTTTTCAGCGACCATGTCGCGGTTGATGCCCCGCGCCGCTCGGGAGCAGCGGAAGATTTCACCACGAGTTCTAACCTCACCACAAGCGCGGGACGTGACCTGTCAGAAGACTACTGGCTGTGGCAGGGTCCTGGCTATGACGCTTCCCGCCGCGTCTACGTCCACGCACGCTCCTACTGCCGACAAGCAGCCTCAACACATGTCATCCAGTTGGACTACTCGATTGCTTACGATGCGGCGATACGCTCGTGGGCGGGGCAGGTTGGTTCAAGTGGACTCGAGCGCTGTCACCTGATGGATTCGGGCACTGTTACTTACTGGATCTACTCGAACTCGAAGCGGATCCTGTTGATCACGCGCAGCGGCGCTCAGGACTATACCTCGACTTATATCGGCTTCATATCAGCTTTCGCTTTGCCTGATGATTATCCCTTCCCACTTCTCATCTCGACGACCATGCCTGACCGTTTCACTTACACGTCAGGAGATGTCAACGCGCGGTTGTCGTCTATGGCTGATCCGGGTCTGAGCGCCACGGCTTGTCGCCTCTGGGATGGGACGTTGATCGTACCGAACAATCGCCCATCCACTGGCACGAGCAACCTCTATCTCCAGAAGCCTACCAATTCCTGGGTCTGGCCGTATCACTTTGGCTCAACTGGAAGTACTAGTAGCTGGCCTGGAGCTATCGGGTCTGACTTTTATGACTATTCTCCAGCACATATTTTTGACTACGTTAGCGCGACGAAGCAGAATGCGCTGCCACTCATTCCATGCACCGTTATGCACGACCCCTACGGCAACATCGGAGTAATGGACGGCGTTTTCGCGATCCCATCTGGTGGCATACTGACACCCACCCAGTTGATCACAATTGGCATTCAAAACTACCGCGTATTTCCGAACCGCACCCGGCGCGAATCGGTTGCTTGGTTCGCAGTTCGGGAGGACTGAGACATGACCTACAGCACAGGCACAGGTGACTACATCGCGCTGATGGCCGCGGTACTCGCACATGCCGTCGCAGATGGCTGGACAACGACCAGCGGAAACTGGCCAATCTCGAAAGGCATCGTCCGCGGCGTCGATTGGTCGACTTACACAGCGACCGAGGTTGACCGCACGCTGCTTGGCGGCGCAACCAAGACAGTTCGCTACTTGCGAATTGCGGTCGGAACGTCCCCCTCGGACGCGACCACAAACGCAGGCGCTAACGCGTCATCTGCACAAGCCGCCAACATGAACTACACTTTTACTTCGTGGCACATCTTCTCTGACCCTACGGTCAGTGACTACATCCACGTCGTCTGCAACTTCTCGAATGGGATCCATTCTGATTGCTACACTCACTTTGGCTTCGGTGCACTTGACAAGCACGGTATGACTCACACCGGCATCGTCTACGCAACGGCCAGCCCAAAGCGAGCCTATTCAATCGACACCTCGAATGGCATCTCAGCGCTCGATTGGAATGGTGGCCCTTATGGCCGCATAAATCAATTCTATACCGGGCGCAGTTTGTTCACCTTCATCCCTACCTACTACGGGCAGAACGGCTTGGTCTATATTATCGATCCCACAGTCAATCCGCTCCCTTCGAGCGGATGGCCTGCTGCCAACGTGGTGCAAGGACCTGACAACGTGGTCAATACAATCTCGCCGGACACTTATGCCCAAGCGAAACAAGACCCAAGCGAACGCTCTCTGGGCTACGAGTATAACTGGTCCACATGGGCGCAGTTCACAACACCTCAGCCTTACTCAGGCGCGATGACTATGGGGCCGCTGCCTGTGTGGATCCTACAAAACTCAGGGCCTTCGTCGAAAGTCACCTATGTCGGATCGTTCCCCAACGTGCGGACGTGCAGTCTGGAACTCTACTCGCCAAAGGACATCCTCACCTACGGAGCAGAAGAGTGGATGGTGTTCCCAATGCTGCGCTCAACTGCATGGAGCTTGACACATCTGACTGACCAAATCACGTCAGGACGCTCAGGCTACGCTTTCAAGAAGGTGCCGTGATGGCATTCATTGCACCTGGATCAATTGTTGCTTTCTGGGACAGCGATGCTGGTGCTGATCGTCTTGTGTTCAGCGGAACACAAGCGCCGCGTCAGGGCGGAAGCTATGCTGATATTGCTGAGTCGATTGCTGTTCAAGATCCGATTTTGGTGAGCAACAGCTACAGTTTTGTTGATGAAACTTCTTGGTCTGGCACTAACACTGGAACGATCACTCCCACGCAATACACCGATTTTCACTTTCGTTTTTGGGTCATTCCTGAAGAACTTCGTCTGGCGAACCCTCTCATCAACACTGACATTCCATTCATTATCTGGAGTACTTTTCCAGTTATCCAAACTCTGCAAGCGATCAACGTTTTTGGCTCCGAGGTTCTAACCTTTGATAAGACGGCTTTGGTCAGCACTATCATGGACTCTGAATATCAGAATGTCAATCTTCGTATCGGTCCCGGTGAACCCAATGTAGATGCAGTGGTCGAGTTCGTGTTTCCGCTCGGCATCGCATACCTTATCATCATCGCTACTGTCTCTGAGACTTTCAACCTCGTGCCAGATGTGCCTGTCAATGAGACATGGGAATTCCTCACAGAGATCTTGACAGCCTATGATGGTAGCGAGCAGCGCATCAGTCTGCGTCGCAATCCACGCCGGAACATGGAGTTCTCTATCGATATCATCGATCTTCAGCAGCGCCAAGAACAATATGAATTGCTGTTCAAGAACATGGGTCTTCAAGCTATCATTCCTGCTTATCAACACGCGACTCGTATAACTCAGACGACAACAATCGGTGGAAGCCGCTTGTACTTCGATGCGACCAAAACTCAAATGCGAGTTAATGAAAGCATCGCGATGATCAACATCAAAACCCAAGAGGCACAGGTGGCGAAAGTCACTGCAATTTACAGTGATGGAGTTGACATCGGCTCTGCCGTTGGGCAAGATATTGATAACGGATACTATGTCTATCCCTGCCATGCTATGATCATCCAGAATGACTCTGGCCTGACCATGCAGAGCATCACCGGAAAGATGGACATACGGGCTGAGGGTTTTGCTCAGCCCGCCCTGCCGCGTCCTGGAGCAAGCATCAGCATTGATGTTGTTGATGGCCTAAACGTCATGCGTATCCGTCCTCTTGTGAGTGCTGACGAACTCTTTGCAACTCGTGCAGAGATCGCTGACTTTGAAGTTGGCTTGAAAGCCATTCTTCGGAAAGCTGATCCTCACCCAACACTGTCAGGAAGTCGCTCTTGGTTGATCAAACGCTATGATCGTTCTGAGGATGAGGACTACATGCGCGAGTTCATCGATCAGGCTCGCGGGGCACAGAAAGCATGGCTCATGCCGACTTGGTTGCCGGACTTGACACTGGCACCTATCGCAACTCCTAATCCGCTTGAAGGAACGCTGATTGTCAACGAAGCGAACTATCCTTCGTTGTTCTTCCCGTATCCGACTTGGCAGTACATCATGATCCAGTACGGAACTCTTGCTCCGACTTTCCACAAGGTGATTGGTGCTGCTGTTCGCGATGATGGTTATGTTGATCTCAGCTTCACACCTTCTTTGGCTAATGATCCGCTCGTATCGGATATCACAATGATCAGCTTCATGCTGAAAGTTCGTGGAACCGATGTTATTCGCAGACGCCATGAACATCGTGATACGGTGTACTCGTGGGGCATCATGACAACGGATCACAGCTGATGGTATATCAAGCTCAAGAAACTGGCATTCAGAGCGGTGCTCCTCGTGAGGTATTCAAATTCACTGGGACCTATAACAGCTACTATCTCACCAGCTACTATGAAGCACTGACTGTCAACGGGCAAGTGTACTCGCCGATTGCGATTGAGCGCAACGCTCTCAAAGTCGGAACCCAAGAGGAAAATCAACTCGCTCTTGAAGTCACGCTGCCATTCACGCATCCGATAGTTCGTGAATATGCTTACGATCAAGCGCCGCCCGCTCTGGTTTGCGAGATCTACCGTGTTCATGATACAGATTACAATGATAGCGTTCTTCTGTGGAAAGGCCGCGTCACCTCATTTACTGTTGAAGGTCAGCTTGCGAAGCTGCGTGTTCCTGCTATCTTTGGATACATCATGTCTGGCTCTGCACCGACACCACGGTATCAGGCTCCCTGCAATCATGTTCTCTACGACACTCGGTGTGGTGTCAGTGAAATTCTCAATCGTCAATCTACGACTATCACTGGTGTCTTGAACAACATCATCACGGTTGCATCGAACTCATTCATTGGCACAGATCTCTATGCTGGCATGATCCAGTTGACGTCTTCCGGAGAAGCCAGAATGATTGTCAGTGTCACTGGTCTTGACATCACTGTGACCTATCCATTTTCAACTCTTACTATTGGAGACTCGGTCCAACTGTTTAGGGGTTGTGACCATAGCTTCACAACGTGTAAAACGAAGTTCAGCAACGGCGCACGCTACGGGGGGACCCCGCTGGTTCCGGAAAGAAACCCATTCACGAGCAAAATATGATCTGGTTCACCCTCTCACTATTTCTCGTCTCGTTTCTCCTTACTGCCCTGCTTGCTCCCAAGCCAGAGTTCGAGAACGCAAGGGCTGACCTACTTGACGATGTTCAGTTTCCGCAGGCGACTGAGAATGCTCCTATCCCTCTCGTCCTTGGGCAAGTTCGCTTGAATGGACCGAATACTATCTGGTACGGTGATTTCGAAGCTGTTCCGATTACGCAGAAAGTCAAGACTGGCCTGTTCAGTTCGAAGCGTGTCATCATCGGTCACTCGTACTATCTCGGTTTGGATATGGGGCTTTGCCTTGGTCCGAATGTTGATCTGCGTGAGATTTATATCGATGACGAACTCGCATGGTCTGGAACGACTGGTGGTGTAAACGAAGTCACGATCAACGTCGATCAGGGCAGTCTTTTTGGTGGCTATAAAGAAGGCGGTGGCTGGACAAGCACTGGCAAGTTCTACGGTGGTGATTTCACCCAAAGTGTGGACAGCTATCTTGAAAGCCAGATCGGTGTCGGAGACGTCCCAGCCTACAACGGCCTCAGCCATATCGTGTTCAACAAGGCTTATATCGGCGAGAGCGCTCAGCTTCGCAAAATAGCCTTCGTTCTTGAAAGTTACACCAACTCTCTCAGTCTTCCGGACAACGGAACCTGCAACGATGGCAAAGACATGAACGTGGCTGAGGCAATCTACCAGATCATGGTCGATCCTTGGCGCGGGCTTGGCGTGTCTGCCAGTGACATCGATATCGCAACCTTGCAACAGATCGGTGTTATTTTGCACGCCGAGCAGAACGGTTGCTCTGTTCTCGTTACCAGCGAGTCAGATGGCAAGGCCCTCATCACAGAGTTGCTTCGCCAGATCGATGCTATCATGTATCAAGATCCTGATACTGGCAAGGTCACGATGTCACTCATCCGTAATGACTACGTGATTGATGATCTGCCTATCTTCGACGAGAATGACATTCTTGAAGTGAAGAGTTTCACTCGCACGTCGTGGGACGAAGTTCAAGCCCAAGTGAAAGTCACCTTCCCGCAACGTGATAGTGACAGCGAAGCGGTGGCTATCTCTCAAGATATGGCTGTGGTTGCTACGATCGGTCGTCTTCGCTCCACCACCTTGAGCTTCCCATTCGTATACGATCCTAATCTGGCAAACGCAATCGCAGCTCGTGAGCTCTCTCAGCGTTCTGTTCCGCTATTCAGAGCAACTCTGGAAGTCAACAGGAATGCGAACCAGCTTCGTCCGGGACAGCCCTTCCGGTTCTCATGGCCTGACTATGGTATCATCGATCTCGTCATGCGTGTACAGCGGTTTGATCTTGGTTCTCTCACCAAGGGCAAGATCGTCATTGAAGCACTGCAAGATCGTTTCGCTTTGAGCGATGTTGTGTTCGCTCCACCTCAGACGAGTAACTGGGTCAATGTGACTTATAGCCCTGTCGACATCGTCACGTCCAGAATTGTTCAAATGCCAAGGTTCTTCACAAGCAAGCTGGGAACTCCTATCGACAAATCGATGTATGGAACTCTTGCGGTTGCAGTGAAACCCTCAAACGATTCGATTGTCTATTCGGCGCATGTGCAAGAACCTGGAGAAACAATCGCTGATGGGTCGCTCGAGCCAGCCAGCATTTTCTATTCCGGCTCTGGTCTGCTGACATCAGCTTATCCGAAATCTGCTGGCTTTGCATCTGGCTTCGATGCAACTGGTTTCGCGATGAACAGTGTATCTGGAGACTTCATCGGCGCTACGACTGTTCAGGTGAAGAATGACTTCATCAACATTATTCTTGTTGATGATGAGTTCATGGCTTTTGAAAGCGCAATCGACGGAGGCAGCGGCAACTGGACGATGTCGAATATCTATCGCGGTCTTTTCGGAAGCCAGATCGCTGCTCACTCCTTGGGCGCTCGTGTCTACTCTGTGCCTATTGAAGCGTTCGGTGATGGAAACTTGTCTTTCATTACTGGGGAAGATTACAATTTCCGTCTTCTTGACACGGCTGGCGGCGTGACCCAAGTGCCGGAGGAGATCACTCCTCAAGTCATGAATATCAGTTCTGCAAACAACATCAATGACAAACCTGTCCGTCCAGGTTATGTTCAACTGAATGGAACTCGGACGTACAATCCCATCATCACGTCTATCGTCGCACTTCCGTTGACTTGGAGGCCGAGAGACTATCGCGTGCTTCCAGTGACGTTCGAAGATGGTGCTGCTGAAACTCCTGCTTGGAGTGAAAGCTACGAGATTGATGTTTTTGTCAGTGGAGTGAGAAATGCTACTTTGTCTGGAACTGTTGGCGCTGGCGTGACGACTTACAATGTTCCGTTCAATTTAACAGAAATAAATTCTGAAAATGTTGAAATAAAAGTAACTTCTGTAGATGTTGATTTGAATAAATCTCCTTATCCATCTATCTTTCCAATTATTCTAAAACAAAAAGATTATGTCTTGACATCTGGTGATATGCAGAGTGGGTCTGATGTGGTATTAACATCTGGCGACATGCAGAGTGGATCTGATAGAATAAAGCTGTCTGGGGCATAACAATGGCTGACAAAACAATCACTGATCTAACTGCATCTGGCCCTCTTGATGGTTTGGAAATATTCCACATAGTTCAAAGTGGAAATAGCAGAAAAACTACTCTGCTAGAAGTTTTGAAAGCTGCTGCTGCTGGCTCTGCCACTGCTCCGAGCATCTCATTTGCAGGAGATCCTGTTACAGGTTTTTACAATCCTGCCGCTAATAAGATCGGCTTTGTGACAGGCAGCGTGCAGCGGTTGCTGCTTAGCAACACTGCTTTTCAGATCGACGTTCCTATCACTGGCACGGC